GCTCGGACCTATACCCGATTTTCGGGTATCTAAAACGCTTACGTGATACCGTCGAGTATTCGATTGTATCTATGGCGAAAGCGGCGGCTTGGGCAATTGATACCACTATCGAAGGCTCGCCCGCCGACGTACAGGCATATCTTGCCGACCAACAAAGCAAGACGACGATAGCCCCCGCCGGTAGCGAATTTATCCATAGCCCGAAAATTAAACGCGAGTACCTTTCTAATTCGGCGGTCGGACAATCGTCCGGGCACGTATCGGCGTTCGAATGGTGCCTCAATATGATTTGCGCCGCCGTTCAAATACCTGTTAGCTATTTGGGTACACACTTAAGCGGCGGCCAAACTAAAGCGTCGGCGCTAGTCGGTACCGAGCCGGTGACGAAAAAATTCGAAGCCCGCCAAGCCGTATACGAAAATATCATTCATACGTTTTGGGATAGGGTAATGAAGGCCGCCGGGCTTGAAGGGGTCGAATGCGAAGTAACATTCCCTGAACTTGTTTCGCAAGACCGAAGCGGAAAAATTAAGGATTTGATTTTAGCCCAAGAGGTCGACGCCGTTTCGCATGAATATATGTCGATAGCGATTGCCCAAGAGTTAGGCCATACGTCTTACGACTATAGCGAAACCCAAGAGGCCATAAAGAAAGAAAAAGCGAAGTTACAAAACGGCGCGGGCGATTTACTGATAAGCCCCCTTACGACTAAAGCTAAGGCGCCGGTTGATGACACCAAAACAAGTCCGACGTCGAAAGACGCGCGGGCGCAAAATGCTAAGAGTGACCGGAGTTTATAGCTATGGGCGACCTTTCAAAATTTGAAACCGAGTTTTTAAAAGACCCGTCGCGATACGGGTTTTGCTCGTTTGAAGAATTTAGACGCGACAAAGAAAAATGGCGCCGTCGCCCGGAGCAAACGCTTGAAAGCATTGACGGCGCGGGTACACTGTTTAAAGATAGGATAAGGAAAGTACGTTACGAGCTTGAAGGTTACGCGTGCGATTCGGTCGAATCGGTACAAGCGCAAGCCCGTCAAATGGGTTACTCCGACCGGGATTTAGTATTTTTTCCGGTACGGCATAATAATTTTGGCGAAAAATTCGATATACTCGTAAGGATTTTCCATAAGGATACCGTTAAGAGTCGCGAGGGTTGGACGTAATGCCCGCTAAATGGGATAGATGCGTTTCAAAAGTAAAAAAGTCAGGCGGCGCGGTTAACCCGTATGCCGTTTGTACCGCGCAGCTTGAATGCCGCGCAAACCACGCGCTACCATTTGTCGATGTTTACACCAAACGAAAACCAAAAGAGGCGCTTGGTATTTCCGGCGCTGGTAAGCCCCTAGCGCGGGCGGGGGTTAAAAAGTAATGACCGTGAAAATTCTAAAGTACAAAGTTGTTTTAATCGAGGAAGGTTTAGGCAACCTTCAGTCATGCTTTTACTATACGCGCGAAGCCCTTGAACACGCGGCGAAGACAAAACTTTTTGAAGGTAAGAAATGCTACGCAGATCACCCCGACGCGATACAGGAAAAGGTACGCCCCGAAAGATCGGTACGCGATATCATCGGGTATTTTCAAGATATCCAAATCGAAGACGGCGTCGCCGGTCAAGCTATCCTAGCGGGTACATTATGCCTACACGATGACCAAAGTACGGGTTGGGCTAAGACGCTTATCGAGTCGTCCCTTGGTGTTTCGGGTAAGTTTGCCGACGACATAATCGGGCTTTCGATAAATGCTTCGGGTAAGTCGAATGATATTACGCTTGAAAGTTTTATGGAGTCGTACAGAATACCAATTAGCGCCCAACCGAAACTTGAACAAGCGCGGGCGCAAGGGATAACTGAAATCGAACTTTGTACACAATTAACCGACGCGGTTAGCGTGGACCTCGTAACCAACGCCGGGGCCAAAGGCCGCATCGTTAAAAAGGTCTTAGAAAGCGAGAAAATTAGAATGGCTAAGAAAATCAAAAAACCGGGTAAAAAGAAAGTAAAGGAAGCCGCCGGGCACGCCGACGAGGAACAAGACAAAAAACTTATATCCGACATGCTTAAAAAATATGTCGGGGGCGACGACGAGCCGACAGACGAAGAATGTCAGGCGATGCACCAAGCTCTTTCGCACGCGAAAGAAATGGGCATGGAAGGCGAGGAAGCCGAAAAATGCGCGGGCTATAGCATGAAAATGGCGAAGCACGTTGCTTCAAAAACTGAAAAGCCGGAAGCCGACGACGCCGAAGAAACTGAAGCCGAAGAAACTGAAGCCGAAGAAACCGAAGCCGAAGAAACCGAAGCCGAAGAAACCGAAGCCGAAGAAACCGAAGCCGAAGAAACCGAAGCCGAAGAATGCGACGACAAGGGCGACAAGAAACCGGCCCCATTCGCGAAAAAAGAAGCGGCCTATATTGCCAAAATCGAAAAGCTTGAAAAGTCGCTAAAAGAAAGCGGCCTAGAAAAGCATATCGAAAAAGTTATTAAAGAGTCGGGGCTACCGGCCAAGGCTGTAACAAAATTCCGAGAGTGTTTAGGTAAACCCGAAAACGAAAAAGAAGTTTCGGACAAGCTTAAGCTTTTCAAGGAAGCTTTTACCGTATCTTTTGACGACGGGCTTTTCGTTAATCCCGAAAAGTCGGACGTTGTCGAGGGCGGTTTTTCATTGGCCGATTGCGTAACCAATTAATTTTTTGAAAGGAAATTATAAAAATGGCTATATCCGCAGCAACTTATTCACATGACGCCGTTGTCCGGGACGACGGCAATCTAAAATCGTTTATCGAAAACGCCTTGCCGTTTTTGGGGACGACTTCAACTTTCGTACAAGGCGACCTTATCGCTCTTGACGGGACAAACCATATCCTTAACCGCGTAGCCGCCGACACCGACGGCGCGACGATTTTAGGCGTGGCGCCTGTATCCGTAACCAACGGCGTACTCGTCGGCCCATACCCGGTCGGTATGGCGACAATCGGAAGTCAGAAACCGCAAGCGTGCCAAGGCCCGCTTTACGGTTGCGTAGCCGGTCTGAAAGTCAGTTCGGGCGACGCACTTACTCCGGGTTGCAAGGTGTATCTGCCAGCTACCGGCGACTCCCAAACAGTAAGCGTATCCGACGCAGCGGCGGCGGGCGATTACGTTGGTGTTTACATGGGTCCAGCTGTCACGGCTGTAGCGGGCGTATTCTATCCGATTAAACTCGGTATGCGCTTGGCAACCGGCGAAGCCCTTCAGTTCTAAATTTAAGAAAGGTTAAGGAAATAATAAGATGAGCGACAAGGTAAAAAAGCTATACGTTCGAAACTCCGAAGAACAAAACCGCAAGGTTTTAGAATCGGCGATGAACAAAACCGAAAACATGGTCGAATTGCGCGAAGCGATGCTTCGGGCTTGCAAGCTCGACATTCTCGACAAGAAAGCCTTTCCGGTAAGCGACCCTAATTTTAGTTTCGCCGCTGCGAAAAAGAAAATGCGCGAAGCCGTCGGCATTGCGGGCTTTCCGCAGCTTGCCCGCGCGGGCGTGCAGGTCGCGTTCAACAACGCTGTAATGGCGTATGCGGATACGACCTATGCTAAATGGGTACACGTAATTAACTCGGATAAAGACACCGAGCTTTACGCCCCTTTACATGGCATTTCGTTTCTTCAGGAACGCGGCCCGACTGGCAAGTTTGTTGAAAGCTCGGTTGCAGGGCTTGACATTTCGCTGAAAAATCGCGAATTTGGTCAAATCCTTTCAATCGACCAGAACATGCTAGCCGACGACCAAACCGGCCAGCTTGCGCAGCTTGCAAGCGATTTGGCCGAATGGACGGAGCTCCTTAAAGAAGTCTGGTGTTATGGTAAATTGGCTTCCGTTTCGGGCGCCAATTACGCCGGGCTTTCTATCCCTTCAAGCGAAACCAAGCCAGCTAACGAAGCCAATTTCCCATATGCGGGCGCAGCGGCCCCATTTGTCGGCGGCGGCTTCAACAAACCGGCTTCCTTCGGAGCATTGACCCAGCCTAACATTCAGGCCGGTCATATCGCCCTTCTCGCCCAAAAGAATCTTTTGGGTCTGAAAATGGCGGTCAATCCGAAACTCTTGACGGTTTCGCCATACTACCAGTTTGACAGCATGATTCTAATGCAGTCGACTCTTAACCCTTCGACGACACCAAGCGCGGCGCAAGCCGTCGGCGGCGCCTATTCGGTCAATCCGATTAAGTCGCTGTACGAAGTCAACGTGTCGCGTTTCATTTTCGATAATACCGGAAATGCAAACGGCAACGCGAAAGCATGGCATTTGATGGATAATTCAAAGCCTTGGTTTGTCTTGCAGCTTAGACAACCAGGTTCGGTTGTTCAGGAAAATCCAGAATCCGGCGAATCTTTCGACCGTAAGGTTGTTAGACACCGTCTTGATATCCGCATGAATGCGGATATTATCGACCCGCGCTTTATGTGGCAGGGGTCCGACGGTAGCGCCTGATTTTAAAACGATTGGCCTTTTAGGCCGATATCCGGTTGCGGCCCCCCTTAGTTATCCCGTCGGGGGGCCGCGCCAATTGAAGGGATTAACCAAGTCAC